GCCTGCAAGGGGGCGGACAGGGCATAGGTCATGGCGCGACCTCCTCGTCGGCGAATATGTCCAGGTAAAGCGGGCCGTCGCGCGACTCGGTGACCGCGCGGATGTCGAAGACCCGCGTGCCGTCCCGCAGCCTCTGGCCGGCCAAGGGCCGCGACGCCGCACCCTGCGGGGCCGCGCGCACCGTGATGCGATAGCCCACGCGGCTCAGGCTCAGCTCGACGCCCGCGGCCAGCCGGCCGGTCCGGGGGGCCACCCGGGCAAACAGGTCGCCAAGGGCCACCCAGTTTCGGGCATAGCCGCCGCGCCCGTCTGCCGTGGTCTCGGGCGCTTCCAGCGTCAGGCGTCGGTCAAGGATCACGCCGCCCATGTCACATGCCCCCCAGCAGTCGGTGCGGGCGGTGCGGCGCCAGCAGCGCCTGCACCCCCGGCGGCACGGTGCCCTCGGCCGCCCGGTCCTCGTATCGCGCGGCCGCAAGGCTCAGCACGGCCAGGGCCAGGTCCGACGGTGCGTCATTCCAATCATCGGCAAAACCCGCGCGGAAGGTCACGGCCGCGCTGCCGCCCACGGGGATCTGCGGCAGAACGAAGCCCCGCGCCACCAGCGCCGGGCGCTGCGCGTCCCGGGCCACCCGGTAGGCGTCGGGCGCGATGGCCTGCGCGCTGCCATCGATATCGGTGATCGTCAGGCCCTCGACCGATACCAGCGGACCGCGGGGCAGCACCTGCCGGCCCGGGTCCCGCCACGCGTGGGTGGTCCAGACGAAGTCGCGGATCAGAACCGCCTTGGCACAGAGCCGCTCGACCTCGGCCAGGCTGGCGCGCAGCACCTGCTCGAGCAGGGCATCCTGCGCGGTGTCATCGGTGAAACCGGTGCCCAGGCGCAGATGCGCCCGCAAACCGGGAATGGGCAGCCGCGCGGTGCTGAGCGGCGTGGGCTCGACAAGGTACATCTGCTGTCTCCTGAAGATGGGGGCGCGGCGTCCGGCCGGTGTCGTAGGGTGCCCGCCCCTGCATCGCGCAGGGGCGGGCCGCCCGGATCAGGAGACCGCGAACTTCAGCAGCTTGATCGCCGCGAAGTCGCTTACGTCACCGCCCACCCGCTTGGTCGCGTAGAACAGCACGTGGGGCTTGGCGCTGAAGGGGTCGCGCAGGATGCGCAGGTCGGGACGCTCGGCCACGGTGTAGCCCGCCTGGAAGTCGCCGAAGGCCACGGCCATGGCGCCGCTCGAGATGTCGGGCATGTCCTCGGCCACCAGCACGGGGTAGCCCAGCAACCGCGCCGGCTCGCCCGCGGCCAGCCCGTCGGACCACAAAAAGCGCCCGTCGCCATCCTTCATCTTGCGCACGACGCCGGCGGTCTTCGAATTCATCACGAAGGTCGCGTTCGCGCGGTATTCGGCCCCAAGGGCATAGACCATCTCGACCAGCGCATCGGCATCGCCGAAGGCCCCGTCGACACCGGTGGCCACGTAGCCCAGGCTGTCCCAGGCCCAAGATCCGTTCTCAACCGCCGCGTGGTCGAGGAAACCGCGCGGCTTGTCCACGCCGTCGCCGCTCACGAAGGCCGCCGCCTCGGCACGGGCGAACTTGTCGGCGATCTTGCCGGCCAGCCAGCCCTCGATATCGAAGGCCGCGTCGTCCAGCAGGCGCTGCGACGCCTTGGGCAGGGCCGACAGCTCGTGCAGGGGGATGGTGATGCGGTCGACCTGGGGCGTCGCCGTCTCGGACGGGCTGGCGGTCTCGGTCGACCAGCCCGCGCCCATGTCGGTGGTATCGACCAGCACGTCGAACGACGTCGCTTCGACGTTGACGACATTGGCGATCCGCCGCACCGACGCGGTGGAGCGCAGGACCGAACGGACCGTGTCGCTGGTCACCGGATCGACCAGGTAGCCGCCATCGCCGGCCACGGCGGTGTTCAGTGCCTTGCCTTCCAGCGCCAGTCCCCGCAGCGCGTCATCGTCGCCCGAGCGGACATAGGCCTCGAACGCCTTCTGGTGGGGCGCGGCCTCGTCGGCGGCGGTGGACAGGACGGGGCGGCCCGTCAGGCGGGTCTTGCGGTCAAGCTGGGTCATGCGGTCTTCCTGTTGTTGCATCCGGGTCGTCATCTGGGCCTGAAAGCCCCTGAGATCGCTGACGAAATCAGCCATCGCGCTTTTCATTTCGGTGGTGGCATCGGGCAAGGCGCTGCCCTGCCCGGCCGAAGCCGGGGTGTCGGTCTCGCTCATCTTTGGTCCTTTCCGGTGGGGTTTGGTCTACGGGGCCGTCCGGCCCAGGGCGGCCGAAGCGCCGCGCAGCACCTTGGCCATCTCGCGCAGCGGGTCGGGTGCGGGGCCCTCGCCCTTCACACCCGCGACACGCGCCTCGGGCAGCATCGGGAAGGTCACCAGCGACACCTCCCACAGCTCGAGCTCGGACAGCAGCCGCCCGGCGGTGCCGTCCTTCGTGGCCCGCTTCGTGCGATAGCCGATGGACAGCCCGTCGATGGCCCCCGCGGCGATCAGCGCCGCCGCCTCGCGCCCGCGGGCCAGGTCGGTCAGGATCCGGCCCTTGACGAACAGGCCGACGGCGTCCTCGCGCACCTCGTCCCAGACGCCGATGGGCTGGGCCGGGTCGTGCTGCCACAGCATCTTCACCTGCCCGCCCCGCGCCGACAGCGCGGCCAGCGACGCGGCGTAGGCGCCGGGCGCCACGGTGTCTCCGCCCTGGTCGCGGGCCCCGAAGACCGAGGCATAGCCTTCGATCAGGTGCCCGTCCGTCAGGGTCATGCCGGTCGCGCCGGCGCAGAACTTGTGTTCCAGTGTCATCGCAGGATCCCCCTTCATTCCGCGGTCAGTCCCAGCAGCGCCCGTTTCTCGGCCTTGCTGAGGAAGTCGGCCTCGGCCACGCGGCGCCATTGCGCCTCGCGCTCCAGCGCCAGCGCCGGCACCTGGTCGAGATCCACGCGAAGCTCGGCCGCCTCGCCCGCAAAACCCGACAGCCAATGCCCCAGCGCCCCCGCCACGCGGTTCGCCATGGGCAGAACCGTCAGGCGGAAAAAGGCGCGATTGGCCTCGGCGTAATTGGCGTAGGTCGCGTCGCCGGGGACCCCCAGCATCATCGGCGGGACCCCGAAGGCCAGCGCGATGTCGCGCGCCGCGGCGTCCTTGGTCTTGTGGAACTCCATGTCCGAGGGCGAGAAACCCATGGGCTTCCAGTCCAGCCCACCCTCCAGCAGCATCGGACGTCCTGCGTTGCGCGCGCCCTGGTGGTGCGCCTCCATCTCGGACACGAGGCGGTCGTACTGGTCCGGCGCCAGCATCCCCTCGCCCCCCTGGTAGACGATGGCGCCCGAGGGCCGCGCGGCGTTGTCCAGCAGCGCCTTCGACCAGCGCGCGGCGGCGTTATGCACGTCCATCGCGGTGGCCGCGGCCTGCATCGGCGACAGGCCATAATGGTCGTCCTGCGGGTGGAAGGCCTTCACGTGGCAGACGGGCGAGACGCCGTCTTCGACGCGGAACCGGTGCTTGCGGCCACCCACAGCGTATTCGTAGGCAACGGGCCAGCCGTCGGCGCCGGGCACCACGCTCATCCGGTCCGAGCGCAAGACGTGCAGCTCGACCGGCAGACCGCCCTCGCCCACCGCCTCGACATAGCCGTCGCCCGACAGCAGCAGCTGGCCGAAAAGCGACTCGAGCCATTCCGACCGGCCCTGCGCCGCGTTGGGCCGTGCCACGAGCTCCAGCAGGGGGTGGCGGTCATATCGTCCGGCCGAACCGTGCAGCACCAGCGGCAGCGCCGCGGCGGCCTCGGCGATCAGCTTCACGCAGCGAAAGCCCACCGGATTGCCGAGAAATCCGTTCCGCGTCAGCGATCCGGTGTCGCGCGGGCTCCAGGCCACACGGCCCGCACCGCCATAGGCGATGCCGGGCGGGGTCAGGCCGCCCGTGGCGCTGGCCTTCGTGGCCCCGGGCGCATCCGCCGCACGTTTGAGAAAGTCGAACATGGCGTCTCCTCGTCTGCTGTCCGGGCATGGCTGGCCCGCCGTCGCGCGGGGGCGTGCCCCGGCGACCTGTCATCGTCGTCGTCCTGTCTGCGGGTCGCGGGGCTCAGCCCCCGCGCGGGGCTAGACCGACCTTACCTGCGGCGTGGCACGCGGCTGTCCCAGCATCAGCTCGGTCAGCGCCCAGACCAGCGCATCCACCCGGTCGGGGCTGCCCTGGCCGTGAAATCCCGATATCGCCATCTGGCACATCTGATCCTCCAATTCCGCGTGCAGACCCAGATGCGCCACGCGTCCCTGTTCGTAGAGGGCGGCCACCGGCTCTGCCCGAACAGACTTACCCCGGCTGGCGTGAACGCCGCGGTAACTCACCGTACGGTCCTCCTGGCGGATGATCTCCTCGACCATGTCGCCGCCCTGGTTGACCTCGGCCACCAGGCGATCGGCGCCGTGGCGGTGGTAGGCTGCGATGGCCGCGCGGGCCCAGCCGTTGGGGCCAAGGCCCTGCACGCTGCAATCCTCGATCACCACGGCGGAGCCATCGGGCAGCACGCCCGCTACGACGATGCCGCAGGTATCCGCGTTGCGCCCACCCGTCACCGGCGGGTCCACTGCGACCACGACGCGGCCGGGGTCCGGGTGTTCGGACACGCGGGTCCCGTCGATCATCGCCCGCGTCCACAGCGCGCCGTCGACCTCGTCCAGAAGGCAGCCCTGAAGCTCCTGCTGGCCCAGCCGCGTGTCGCCGTAGCGCGACAGGATCTCGTGCAGGAACGACGCCGCCAAGTGCGCGCGGTTGTCCAGGGTGGTGGCGTGGGTGGTCACCGTCGACGGCATGTCCAGAAGCCGTTTCAGCACGCCCACGTTGCGCGGTGTCGTCGTCACGCATTGGCGCGGGTCATCGCCTAGCCGCAGGCAGAATTGCAGCATGTCCCACGTCTCGTCCGCGCGGCGCCACTTGGCCAGCTCGTCCACCCAGGCCGCGTCGAATTGCGGGCCACGCAGCGCCTCGGGCTCCTGCGCGGAATATGCCTTGGCCTCGGCGCCATTGGGCCAGACCAGCCGCCGCTTGCCCGCCTCCCAGACCGGGCGGCGGTCGGGCGGCGCGCAGGCCAGGATGCCGCTGTCGCCGAAGACCATGACGTCGCGCACCTGGTCGAAGGTCTCGCCGACCAGCGCCACGCGCCGGGCGCGCCCGGGGTCGGTCGCGCGGTTGCCCTCGACCTGCGCGCGCACCCATTCGGCACCCGCCCGAGTCTTGCCGGCACCGCGCCCGCCCAGGATC